CTGATACTTGTACTGTTTCAGATTCTTCCATTGGTGTACCATTAGCTAATTTAATTCTTCCGCCATCTTTTTTAGTGTTAAGCCCTAACATTGTATCTAAAGCAGAAACTGATCTATCAAGTGCATTATTACCAGTTCCTAATAATAACTCTCTAATAGATATATAGTTTCTAAGATTTTTATTATATGCATCAGATCCTTTTTCTTGGTTAAGCATTTTTTTAACTAATTTATTTAATTTTTCTATGTAGCCTCCTGCAGCACTCAATCCTGTTAAACTACCATCTGTTTTACTTGGATTTAAAATTTTAATAGACTCTTTAATTATTTCTAGTTGAGCTCCAGCTGATTTTTTTTGAGCATCAGAATAAGTTCCTGTAGTATCATTAATGATTGCTGTTAAGTTTTGTATTCTTTCAAAGTTCTTTTGACTATCACTAGTTTTACCCGCAGCAATTTTAGCTTTTTCTATTTCTTTAGTTGCAGTGTAAGCTAGTTTAGCAATATCTTTTTTATCTTTTTTCTTACCAGCCATGATTTGAGCTAGAGATTTATTTAAGACTGCAGCTTTGTCTGCAATAGTTCCTGGTGTACCAATCGCTTCAGATAAAGCAATAGCTGCCATACCTTTACTATCATCATCACCAATTAATTTTTGTATTCGATCAAATTCTGTTTGATAAATATCTTCAAAACTTTTTTCTTTTTCTTCTGGTTCATCTGTTGTTTTTTTATCTTTATCACTAACAACACTGTCTACAATCTCATCCATATTATAAGCACGATCAGTAGTCATTGCTTTTTTAGCTTCTGTATAAGCATCGTCTGAAGATATTTTAGTTCTATCTTCATCTTTAATTTTTTCTAATGTTTCATCGCTTGCAAAGTTTTCTGTAAAACTAATAGGCGTTCCATTTTCATTTAAGTAATTAAATACTTTTGTGTATTCTTCAAAATCTCCTGGTCCAGCAGTTTCATCAAAGACTCCACTTTGATTCATAGATTTCATATACTCTAATGCTTCAACAGTTTTAGCTTTGTTCATTTGCATTAAACCAAATGTGGTTGCTGCCGGTATTGCTAAGGTAGCTGTTACTGGCGCAGCCGCTGCGCCTGTTCTTAAAGCACTAAATATACCTGATGGTTTTGGTACTTTACTGTAAATATTTTTTAATTGATTAATAAAAAAAGGATTAGATGTACCCGGTTGAGGATTTTTAAATATACTAGTTCCTCGTTGCAAAATATTTTTAGCTTTATTTAATTTAGAAGGTTTAGAAGTAACGTTAGTAGGTTTGTTAGAAGCAGGTTTTTGATTAGAGCCTCCTGTCATTTCTTCTGCCATGCTTCCACTTATAATATCAAGAACAGAAAATCCTGTTCTAGACCCTAAATTAGAACCTGCAATTATTCCGCCACCAATGTTTCCACCACCGGCATACATTTGTCTATTAGAATTTAATTGAGCTATACCTGTAGGTCCGCCTCTTCTAAATGATGGTCTTATAAAATACATTATTTTCCTCCAAAAATACTACCTAAGCCATAAGCACTTAATCCAGCAGATAAAGCTTGTGATAATGGTCCAACACTTCCTGCTCCGCCTAATGATTGTTGAGTTGTTGTCATTGGTGAACCGCTAGCTTGTGATGCAATACCAGATCCAAAAGCCTGGATTCTACTTAATGGTTCATTGTAAGCTAATTGAGCTCTTTGTTGAGCTGCATCTAATTGTGCTTGTTGGAAAGCTAAGTTTCCTGTACCAGCTGCACCTAATTGCTGCACACCAGATGCTGCTAAAGATGGCTGTAATGATGCTAAATTTCTTTGTTGTTCAAATGCATTTTGTGCTAATTGATTTGCTTGAGTAAATCCTTGACCTAATAATTGAGCTTGTAATGCTGCTCTGTTTCTTGCAGCTGTATTAGCATACTCTGCTTGAGCAATACCTTCTCTACCACCACCAAAAGCTCCAGCTTGAATAGCGGTTGCTGCAAGTTGTGGTACGCCTTTTGCAGTTTGCACATCAAACTCTTGTAAGGTTGTATCAATTACTTGTTGCTGATAAGGCGACATAAAACTTTGAAAAGCTTGTGGGCCTGAGTAAGCTGCAGCTTGATCTAAAAAAGGTTGATAGCCTGCAACACCCGTTCCAGCACCCACACCTGTAATAGCTCCAGTTGGATCAAATTGTAATTGACCAAGTCCTGCTTGAGTTGCAGCTTGTTGTTGAGCTGCTTGAGTTAAAACATTTTGACCTGCAACCTGTGGTCCAAGTTCCGCAAGTGTTGGTACACCTACCGAGCCCGGAGCTCTACCAACTTGTTTTGTTAATAGATCAATATAATTTTCTTGAGCTGCTTCTAAAAAAGGTGCTCGTCTTACCGTTTGTGTATAATCTGCCATTATGCTCTACCTACTTTTTCTGCTTGTTTCATTGTGTTGTATAATCTTTTAGATCCTTTTTCAACATCTCCTCCGCCAATGCCACGTACAGCATCAGCAGTCATTACAAATTCGTTTTTACTTAACATAGCTGGTACGTCATCAGCTCGTTCTTTAATTCCTACTGGCACAAAACCACCTTCGTCTCTGTAATCCCTTTCAACTACACCAGCATCATTTTTTCTTATTTTACCTGTTGGAATTTCACTTAATCCCCCAACAGAATTAAATACTTTACCTGTTAATTGAAATATCTCTGCATCAATATCAGACACATCTGCATCCGCATCTTTTGCTAACATACTATCTCTTAAAACCAATAATTCAGATACTCTGTTAGATCCACCTGCAAATCCTATTCTACCGCCGTCTTTTTTATTCATACCCATAATAGCAATTTGTTTTAATACTGCTGCATCAGAAGGGTAAGCGCTAGGGTTACTTAAAATTCTATATAAATTAGGCATTGAAGAACTTCTACCTGATCCTCCAGTAGCGCCTAATCTTTTAAACAAATATGATTTTTCTGCAGAACTAAATGTAATACCTGCCATTAAATCATCTATATCTTCTTGGTCTTCATCATCACCAGCTTCAACGTCTATTGTCATAATACCTATTTCAGATGGTTCTTCTGGGCTACCTTTTTTAAATCCTATTCTTCCGCCGTCTTTTCTACCACCGAAGAAGTTAGTTAAGTAACTTGCGTATTCTGCTTTTTTCTCTTCTTTAGTCGCTTCATCGTATTCTTCTTCAGTTAACTCTACTCCAGCATCAGCGGCTAGTGCTTTAGCTTCTGCATATGAGGCTGCGAAAGCTACCGCTCCTAACACTGCTGCTTTATCGATAGAGCCATCTTTATTTGTAAACATAGCCTTACCAAATTTTTTAGCTCCATCTCCAATTGTTTTAGCAACTTTTTGATAATCTTGATTAGCAACTCCATCAAATATATTTTTTAAAAATCCAGGTTCTTTAGTCACCACTGATTTATCTACAGTGGTTTTTAATATTGTATCTCCAAGAGCTCTTGACTTACCTGCTGCACCTGCTGGGTCTATTAATGTGTCTGATATTATTCCAACACCATCTGCTCCACCAGTAGCTATATCAATTCCTGCTTCAGGAACATAAGATACTTCACTAGCTAATGCTTCAGCTCCAGGAGCATTTGCTGATGACCTTGATAGTGCACTAGCACTGTCTCCAGCTCTACCACTATCTACATTTATACCTTGAACACCTTCAGTTCCTCGGTTCGAGAAAAACTTACCAAGACCCGTTTCTGTACCTATTGGTGAACTAAAAGATGAAAAATTTTGTAATGTACCTTGAAGACCTCCTTCAAAAGGGTTTCCTTGAAAACCTGCTCCACCTATAAATCTAGCCGCTTGACCTCCTCCATAAGTTAAAGCACCGCTTTTTAATGCACCACTTAAACTACCAGTTTGATCAAAACTACCAATACCAGCCATAGCGCCTGCGAGCGCAGGGTTAAAAGGAGCTACAAATGGTGCAGCCTTAACAGCTATTTCTGCTACTTCATTAGGTATAATTTTTCTTGCAAATTTTTTAAGTTTACTTCCTAAGCCAAACTTTTCTCTAGGTGCAACTTGCATGATGCCCCCGTTTGCCTGTAATTGTCTGTTCATTAAAGATCTAGATATCGCCATAATTTAAATAAATTTATACTGTTAAGCAGGCATAGATATCCTGAAAATACTACACTTTATTTGATTTTTGTAGGCTCGTCAACAGATTTGAGAGCCCTGCTTCCTTGCCATAAGTCATCTCTAAAACGACCGCAATAAGAATACTCCCCTACATGAGTAATATAATCATTGATATAAGCATATACTTTACCACCTAAATTTTTCCATCTTTGACAGAATCCAAAGTCTTCTCCAAAATAACGTTTAGTTTCAGGGTCATGCAATGTGTCAAATAAATTATACATATTGGGCTGTTTAACTTCTTTGCCATTAATAATAGTAGCTTGAAATATTTCAAGTTCTGGATGAGCTTCAATCAAATCAGTTAATACTTTTCTTTTAATTAACATACATCCTGTAGGTATGTGAGTAAGTTCTACCACACCATCATTTGCTTCAACATTATTAGGGTTATCTGTCTTTACTGGATAAGTATACCCTGAATGCATTAAATCATCTGCTCCTTGAATAGCATCTTTTTTTTCATGCAGTCTTCTCCACATTTTATCCCAACTTAATGTTTTCATAGGGTAAGGGACACCTATAATATCTTTATCTTTTTCTAACATTTTAAATATGGTGTTTGCATTAAAATCAATGTCAGAGTCTATAAATAATAAATGGGTATAATTATCTTCATGGTTTAACATACTGGCAACACATATATTTCTACCTTGAGTAACTAAAGAAGATTTTAATAAAGTAAAACTAACTAATATATTTTTTTTCATACAAGCTTGTTGAAATTTTAAAACTGCTTGTGTATAGTGCATAGTAACTTCGCTATGACATGGGGTGCATACCATAATTCTATATGGTGAAACATTACCTATATTTATTTCTGTGACTTCTGAATTGTTGACAGGTGTTTTATTAAACCAAATGGGTTCATTGTTTTGGCCCGAGGGCGTATTACTTTTTTGCATTAATTGCTCCTTGTAAGAATCGGGCCCAAGACGTAGCTTGTTTAGTCCAATTGTAATAATTATTAACATATTTAGATTGATCTTCTAAATGACGATGAATAGTAGGTTCATGTAAAGTAAGAGCAGCAGCATCAATACCATAAGCAAATTTTTCAGCTAAATTTTTATAGTTATTGTCATAAGGTATATACATTGGAAACTCTGCACCTGTTTCAAACAAAGCTCCATAGTTAGTTGTAATACAATAAAGACCTGCAGACATAGCTTCTAATAAAGATATGCATGATGTTTCTTCAAAAATACTTGGATACACATACATATTATAATTATGAATATTTTCTCTAATATACTCATTAGGTTTATAACCAATATAATTTACATTAGGTAATTCTTTTGCTTGTTTATAAAGAGCAGTATAATTATAATCATTCTTTTCATAAAACTCTTTGCCATATATTTCGGTTGAAGAATATACATCTAAACTAATAAGTGGATTTTTTACTAATTGCATTGCACCCAGTAATACACTTAGTCCTCTCCAAGGAGTATTTTGATGAATAATTTTTATAAGTTTGTTTTGTTTATAAGGTTTAGCTTTTTCTATTTTTTCTATTCCGTTTTTAATTACCAAACACTTGTGACAAGGTAAACCAAACATCATTCTAAATTTTTCGTAGTTCCAATGTGAATTAAATACATACCAATCATACTTATGATGATTAGCTTTGTTTTTAAACCAAGGGTATAAGTTAGGTTGGTCCCAAGAATTTTTTTGCCAAAGTATATTTACTTTATTTGGATCAATAGGTATTTTACCTGGAACACTAGTGCAAATTTGTATTTGATCTAATAACTCTTTTTTAACGTATTTATTTAAAAACTCTAACTGTAACTCAGTTCCGCCTTTAGGGTTTTGGTTTTTCATTTTGTTTCTGCATTACTTTCTGAAGAACTTCTAATCCTTTCGGAGATACTTGAACAGTTACATCCTGCGCAATATCAGGTCCTTCTTTTTTATCTTTATATATTTCACCTGTCTTTGTATTACGCCACGTTGTTATTGTAGTGCAATCTATTTTTGTTAAATTATCCGTTTTCATTCTCTCTGTTTATTAAAGCATAACTTATTAGGCCTTGTATTTTATTACTGCCTGTAGCTGCTTGCACAGTTATAGCATCTCCTGCCTCTAAATTCAAGCCTTGAGGTGAAGCATTTATTTGCGATTTACCAGGCACATCATCTCTAAAAAATTCATATTCAGTATTTGAATCTGATGAATCTACAAAATTCATGTTTACTAAAATAGATGATGACGCATCATTGTTAGCACAATAAACACTTTTAACTATGATTGCCCCAGTAGTAGGACAAGTAAGCACTGTAGCTTTGGCTGTATCAACTTGTTTAAAACCTTGATTTTTATATTGTATTGTCATGATAAAAAATAATTAAAAGCATCCTGTTCGTTTTTTAAATCTTCTTGAAAAGCAAAATTAAGTTGTTGTTTCATAGTAGTCATAGATTCAACTATTTGTCTTTGATTTTCTACGTCGTATTCCTGTTTAGGTTCGGGTATGTAATTAGTTAACTTTGCCATTACGCTCTATTTATTTTTCTTAATGTTTTTGCAAACCTAGCTCTTTGACCTAACTTACCTTTAGCTTTAGCTGCTTTATTTAATTTATCTAAAGGTATCTTTTCACCTTTTTTAATATTTAAAGCTTTTCTTAAAGAACCTGGTTTCTTAATTGCTTTTTTAATGTTTAGTCTTTTTGTCATTATCTTCTCCCGTCTGGTTGAGCGTCCATTCTAAAACTACCATAACGCCAAGTTTGACCTGTTGCATCGTTTTCGACTTTTAATGATAGTAATCTTCCTCTCGCTCTAGTGTCTACTTTATCAGTAGTGCTGGTTATTGTAAAGGGTCCGAGTGGTGACCCTGTTTGAATATCAGAAGGAAAATCAGAAATAAATAAAGTTACTTTTGAATCACCTACTAAAAATTTATAGTCAGGCATAAATCTTCTCATAGACATAAATAATTCTCCGTCGTCTATATCGAAATCTCCAGATCTTATAAATGCTGCGATTGCTGTAGTTCCAGAACTATTAACTTGATCAGTTCCTATTTCATGAGCGTAATATATAGAAGCTCCGTATTTATTTGTAATTCCTGAAATTTCAGTAAATACTGGAGTAGCTGTAGTGTCATAGTCTGTTGCGTAAGGTAGACTAAAAACTCCTTGGTCTTGATAAGTGCTTCTGTCCAAAGAAGAAGTAGTCCAACAATTTTCTTGATAATTATAGGTCACGCATCTGTCTATTTGTAAAGAACCTGCTTTAGGATAAAACCAATTTACCTCAGTGTATAAAGTATTTGGAGAAGAATAAACTGTAGCAGATGCATCGTAATTAATTCCTAAATCTCCATTTCGTGTGGTAAATACAAAATCTTCTACAAGACATGGTAAAGCTTTAACAGTACCATCGTACATAAAAAAACCACCCTCACCTGACATCCAATAGACAGCGCCATTAACATAACTTGCTGCGTGTTGTGCAATACAACCACAATTAGTTCCGACTTGTCTTACAGAAAAAGTAAATGGAGGACCAACAAATTGAATAACATAAGCAGCTAAATCAGTTAATACAAACACATAATCTTTACCTTGAAGGGCTGCAGTAATTTTATTTCCTGTATCTAATCTAAATGTCCCAGCAGTATTAGTGGCTTTAGGTAAGTAAGTATTAAGATCCTCTTGATTAGAAAATCGTACAAACATTGGATCTTGTGTTAATGAGTTGCCAATTGTTGTTTCAGTTCCAAAATGAAATAAATGTCTGTCTCTGTCTGAGACTAAAGTAAATCTAGTTTTTGTAGGATTAGCAGATGTAGAAAAACCAGATGTCGACTGTGAAGCTCTTATAGTCCGTGGATTGGTAGCTCCTGCGTCCCACGTAAAAGTTTTACCATTAAATACAGTTGCAATTAAAACTTCTCCAAAATTATCTAATGACCAATTACCTGGATCTAGAGTTACATTACTTGTTGATCGTTCAGTTCCCCATGTAGAGTCGCCCCATAAATATGTGCTCCAACCATAACCTTTCGTTTGAAACGTTGGCCCTACCTGAACATACGGATTAATACTGGCTGATCCTGAAGCAGAAGCAGCACCGCTAGCATTAACTCTCATTTGAATAGTAAAAGTATCTGCATTTGGAACAGTTAATATTTCAAAAGCACCTTCAGTAAAATCTGTTGCTACGTATCCGGTCGGAGGAGTGACTGATGTAAAAGTTACGTATCTTCCAATTTCTAATCCATGACCTACCTTATTTACAGTGACATTATTTTGACTAGAAAAAGTATCAAATGTAGCTCCTGTAATCGCTGTGTCTAATGGAGTGATGTCATAAAAAGCTTCTCCATAATATAAAAACAAACCTTGAGAAGTTCCGATAGCAGTATATCGTTCGCCTTGTAAACTAGTAAAAGCTAATTGAGCTCTAGCTGCACCAGGCAATGTGTGATTAGCTTGCGTAAGTTGAGTCCAACCCCCTATTTTTTCAGGAGCCGTATATCTAAAACGAACAAAATCTCCATCAACCCATTGACCAGGAAGAGCGGAGGGAACACTTTGTTTGTTAAAACCTGCTGCAAATTTGACTTTTTTGAGTGCCATATTGTTATAATATAAGGTTTTTAAATTTTTGGTAGTATTATATTCCAGTCGAGCTTGGATAACAAGTCCCCTAAATTGACTTCGTTTACTTTATTCTCTTTTAAATATTGGTGTAATTCCTCTACGTCTACGATAATATATTGATGATTTATATCAAAAACTATCTTTTCTGCTTTAGTTTTAAAATGCCCAATCTTCATATTATTTTTGATTGGTCTTAAATCATATTTAAAATTTTGATTTAATCGGTCTTTTAATACACCCTCGACATCCCAGTCGTCAGCAGGAGAAGGCCATTTAACTTCTGTTAAATGCTTCTTTATAAAGTGTTTCATTTTTTTGTTACAAAATATTGTGGAAGTCCGATGTGTCTTTTACTGTCAAAAATATTTTGTTTAGCGCCTTTAGTTTTTACATTGTTATAATGTAAAAATACTTGAATACATTCCTTACCTTTAAATTTGTTTCGCCAATGTTCTAGCTCACAACCAGAATAAACTAACATGTCTCCTGGTTTTAAATCTACTTTAATACCTTTCTTACCTATCTCTCCAGATGGTTCTAAATATATTGGCCAGTCATCTCCTCCTAAATTTAAAGTAGTTGATATCTCACAACTAAATCTATCTTTGTGTCTTTTTAATTCGTCACCTTTTTTATACATTCTAGCATAAGTATAGCCTGGATATAATTTAAGACCTGTTGCTTTTTCCATTGCAGGCTGACATTTTAATAATAAGGTATCCATAGCTATATCACAATAAGCAGCGAAGGTATTAGGAATTTGATCTTCTTCTCCTTCATAATATCCAAGAACGGTTTCAAACGGAGATATATATTTTGCTTGTCTACAAGTATCATAAACTTGTTTTTTTATTCTAAAATAATTAGCTAAAAAAATAGCTAAATCATTAGTAATAACATTTTTTATAATAACGTATTTATTTTTTTTAAAACTCATATAAATGTATAAATTAAAACTATTCTATATCCGTGTTTAGGATAGTAGTAATAATGTTTATACCCATCACAAAGTACACCTTTATTCCTTTTAGGATGTATAATATATTTCTTTTTTTTATTGTCAATGTATATAGTTCTAGATTTAGGATCAGGACTATTTAAATATATTAAAAGACTCTTATGTTTATAAGGATGATCGGTATGGATATGGGACTTAAGTTTACCTTCATTAATTGCCATGGTAACATTTATACTACATCTATATATCTCACTATATTGAATTTTATTTTTAATACAAAATTCATCAAATATATTTTTAAACAAATCATAAAAACCAGAATTAATTCCTAATTTATCTTCTCTAAGTTCTGGCACTTTAACAACACAATGTTCGAAAGTAGGATTGCATTTTTTACCTACAGCA